CAGACTGGAACCGGAGATCGTGCGGCTGGCGGAGCGGCTGGGGCTGTAGGCAAATACTAATTTGGTATGAATTAGTATGAAATTAGTATTTGACCCGGCTGGGCAACTGGCCGGGAATTTTTATTTACAAGGGGCTTGACAATACGCATTACGTAATGTATAATGATGACAGTTAAGGCAACCGCGCGGGAGCGCAGAGGAGAACGGGATGACCAAGCAGGAACTGATAAGCGAAAACGAAAAGCACATGACGAATGAATCCCTTGCCGCGATTACCTCAGCGCCCGAGGCTGCATGGGAGACGATTGTCGCCGCTGCTGCCGCTATTGACGCTGAAGACATCGGAATCGACTGCGAAGCAGCCACCACCCACGAAACGATGGAAGACTTCGACAACAGCCGGATGAACCACTGGTCGGAACGCGGTAAGCGCGTTGCCGGTTCGGGCTTCGTGGTTTACGAAAACATCCAGATCACCAAAGGTCAGCGCCGCCAGCGCCTCGCGGTTATCGACTGCGGCGACTTCCGCCTCTGTCTCACCGCGTAATTAACCCGCCGGGCGGCTGACCACCGCCCGGCAAAACTGGAGAATGAGCATGGCCACCAAGCACCGAGGCAAAGCAGCGCAGGCCGCTTACGCGAAGAAGCAAGGCGAGAAAATGCAGCGCGCCCGCGAGAACTACAACCCAGAGGCGGCAAAACGCGAGGCCGAAGCTGACCACGACTACGTACTGGCGCAGGCGCGGCTCGGACGCCCGACCCTGACCGGCGAGACGCTGACCGTCCAGCAGGTACGACTCACCGCCGCGCAGATCGCCACCGCGCGAAGGCTGGGCGCGGGGAACCTCAGCGCGGGCGTGCGGCTGGCGCTGGATGAGTTGGGCGGAATTAAGGCGGTTGAGGCGGAAACCAGGCGGAAAAAGCGGTAAATTTACCACAGACGAATAAGGCCATTCCGGCAGCAGATCGCGGGAATGGCCTTATTTATTGGGGTTTTGATGGTGGGCGATACAGGGCTCGAACCTGTGACCCCCTGTGTGTAAGACAGGAATGGAACGCTGCAAATAAACGGGTTACGTTTCAGTTGGGCGAAAGTTGGGCGGAAAGAGATCGAAGTATGCGCGTCCGTCGGCTTCGGTGGCCAGCGTCCGATAGGTGGAATACAGCAGCGCTGGGCTGTGGTGACCCAGTTCGTGGGCGGTCAGGGTGGCATTCCGATGGGCGGCGAGGTGGTACGAGGCGAACGAGTGCCGCATGGCGTTCCTGGGCCAGGCGAAGCCATTCAGTGCCTTGGTGATCTCGGCTGTCCGCTTGCGGTGGTTGGTCTGGCGTAGCACACTCGTTGCCGGGTAGGACTGGAGCCACGCGGCGAGGTTGGCCGGGATGCTGAGGTATCTTTGCTGCCCGGTCTTGGCCTGAGCGGGGCCGATGTGGAGGCAATCAGGTTGCCAGCAGTCGGCGGTCCAGCGGTCGAGCTCTGCGGTCCTGGCCCCGGTGAAGAAGCCCACGGCGAAGTACGGGAGCAGGGCGGGATCGGACTGGGCCACGGCTCCGAGGAACAGCCGCACGGACGCCACGGGCAGGCACACGGGGGCTTCTCTGCGCACGGAGGCCGCGGGGATGGGGTCAACCGGGTTGGTGGCACACATGCCCTCACGCATGGCCCAGGCGAAGAACGCTGCCAGGGTGCGGCGGTATCCGTTCCACGAGTTCCCCCTATACCCACAGCAGACGAGCCACGCCTTGATCTGGTCGGTGGTGACCTCGTGGCAGTGCAGGGTCTGTTCTTCCCCGGAGTCGCGGAGGAACTTGCCCACGTGGTCCCGGTATCCTTCGGCGGTGCGCTCCCTGCGGTCAAGGGCGGTCTTCTCGGCTTGGATGTCTATCAGGGCGTCACGCACGAGCACGGGCCGGACGGGCCTTTCCTGGGCCTGCACGAGGGCGCGGGCGGCATCGGTGAGGGTCTTCCCCGGTGGCAGCAGGTTGAGTGCCTCGCGGGCGTCGGCAAGCTGGAGCACGGTGAGGGGGACGGTGCGGCGTTCGCGGTCAAGTTGGCGCCGGTCTATCTCGCCCTGGGCCTGGGCTTCGGTTGGGTAGATCTTGCGGAAGCGCTTGCCGTCGGTCCACAGCGTGCAGAGCCACGTGCCGTGGGGTGTCGGCGTGATGTGGCCCCCGTTGTAGGCGCGCGGCTTGGGCTTGCGGGCCATTAGAACCCGCCAGGCTTCCAGGATGTTCCTTCATAGGACGAAAATCGAGCAGTGCCCACAACCAGAGCCAAGTCAGGCCCAGGGGATGGGCCGAAGATGGTCAGCTTATATGGCCAATTCTTATCGGCACCGGGCAGCACATACACAGCATTGCGCATGGCGAGGACTGCCTTTTCCGCATACGCACCGACGCTTGCTGTGGGCGCGGATGGCATATCAACACGGGCGAAGATGTACCCATGCTCATTCAACCCTACCTCGCTTGGGACATTGAACCCGGCCCCGCGTATGGCTTCAATCGCGGCAGCTTTCTGTTCTTCCGTGAATGGTACGACGGGCTTTTCCGTGTGCTCGATACAGCCGGGCAAAACCGCCAGCGCCAGAATGAAGAGAAGATGCTTCATTATCGTGCCCTCATTTTGTTGTTGACGAAGTTTGACAAAAGGTTTACAGTACTTGTTGGGTGTGTGGCCGTTGCAAGACGCCTTGGATTCACACAGTGTACGCAATGCAGGGGAATGCATATGCAGGAAGAGCAGAATCTAGGGCAACCGCCTATAGTTCTCGACGGCGGCAACATGGACAGCGAAGTAGTCATTGAAATCCTTAATGAATTTACGAAGCTCATTCAGCTTATCGACATCGCTATAGAGCGGCGAAACACAGATATCATGCGCGATCATTAGTTTATCACCCAACACCAGCCACGGATCCTTCACCGGCTCCAGTGGTGACACCAGCCTCGGGCTATCCTGGGGCTGTTTTACATAGCCCCGTTCAGTCAGATACTTGAGCAGGGCTATTGTTTTGTCTGGCCCCAGTTTGCCGTGTGATGCGAACCCACGCAGCGAACCCGCCAAAGCACGCAGCGAAGTCGCCTCTATATCTCCACCAAGCGCGAGCGCTATCTCTTCATATTGCACCCTGTCTGCGACGGCCCGAGCGAGTGCGTTTTGTGCTGCTTCTTTCCTCTTGTTGTGTGTGTCCATTTCCCTATCCCTTTCATGGTTGCCTGCTCCTATAGGCCAACCTCATAGGCCAACCTCATAGGCCAACCTCATAGGCCAACCTCATAGGCCAACCTCATAGGCCAACCTACTCTATAAATACACATAAGTCAACGAAAAAATGCGCGCCGTTACCCTCTGTAAACTTCCCGTAAATTTTTAGTTGACAAGAGGTGACATTCGTGCTATTTTAGTACACGTTAGGTAACGCGGAGGTAAATAGAGTGCAACCTAAACCGATGAAGATAGACGAACTTGCGGCGCATTTCAGCGTAAACAAGCGAACCGTCCGAAAGTGGGTGGCAGCTGGAATGCCTGTCTTGCACCCGTCCCCGAAGATCGTCCGGTTCGACGCTGAAGCCGTCATGGAATGGATGAAGCAGGGTGCAGCGGTATGAACGCCGCCACCCTTTCCACGGTCGAGGCCGCCACGCTGCTGGGCAAGACCCGGCACTGCATCCGGCTTTGGTGCGAGACCGGGCAGATCGCCTGCACCAAAGATCCGGTGTCCGGCTGCTACCGCATTCCCGAAGACGCCGTGCTCAAGCTGTCCGCCAGAACCAAGAGCGTGGCCCAGCGCAAGTGTCACACCCTGGCCGAGGCCGCTGCCATCCTCGGCATTTCGCGGGGTGAGGTGCAGCGCTTGTGCGACTGCCGACACGTGGCATTCCTCAAGCTGCCCACGGGCCGGATCCTGATCGAGGCCACGGAGATCGACCGGCTGATCGAACGCTATCGGCAACCGGCTGGAGGCACGGCGTGATGCGGATCTCGATCTTCTTCCGTGACGGTGGCTGGTGGTATCGCACCCCCACGACGCTGTGCTGTGGCCCGTTCGCGGACCCGGCGGAATGCACGCGGGACGCGCTGAAGATGGATGTGCCGCCGGATGAGTTTTTCCTGCGAGAGCACACCGTGGCGCGGTAACAAGTCCGTGGTGTGATAGTCAGGCGCTGAAGACCGGGCGCAACGTGGTATCGCTTGCCGGTGAGCGCATCACCGGCTGCAATTGAATCGTCCCCTATCCCGCTGGCCTGTCGCTGGCGGCGAATCTACCCGGCTGAGCGTTGTGCCACTACGAGCGCGCAGCCGGGCTTTACACCAATTCCCGCTTGTGCGGTTTTGGATTGTTCCGTGATGGGAACAACGCTGCCAACAAAAGCCCGCCGGAGGCTGTCCGGCTATGAGTGAGCCAGGAGCACACGACGATGTGACACCTACGAGCCAGTTGCTGCCCGCCGGGAGTGCATTTCCGGCGGGCAATTAAACCCACAACCAGAAAGGAAAGCGAACAATGCCAACACGAAACTACTACCGGGGCGCTTACGGCGACACCCAGCCGGTCACCGTCCACCCGTCGAAGGCCCTGGACCAGGAAGGCAAACTGAAGCCGGACCACTTCGCCACCGAGGCGGCTGCGTGGGGCAGCATCCTGGCGCACTGCGAGGACAGCGTAAACCATGCGGAACGGCGCAGCATCCACATCAACAAAGCCATGCAGGCGGCAGTGGATTACCTCGTGAATCGGCGCGTGGCACGGCGCAGGGTGGACCAGGCTTTCCGCGAGTGGAAGCAGCGGCACCCGATGAGCAATGCCGTATAACGGAAACCAAAAACCAGAAACGACAACCAGAAGGAACGAAACGAATGTCAAAGAATAACGAAGAACAGACGAAAGACGCCATGGAAGTCACGCACAGCCGACAGGTGTTGCAGGTTCGATTGACCGACGACGAATTGATGGAGCAGGCACAGAAGATGGCCGAAGCGATGGAGGCAGCCGAACGCGCAGAGGGTGATCGCAAGGCGACGGCAACGCACTACAAGGCCATCGAGGAAGAGGCGCAGGGGTCGGCACGTGCGGCGCGGACGCTGCTTCGCAACGGCTACGACTACCGGGATGTGGATGTCACGATCACGAAGAACTGGGAAACCAAAACCGTCACGATCACGCGGGACGACACCGGCGAAATTGTTTCCCATCGCGAGATGCGGGACAGTGAATTGCAGATCCCGATCCCTGCCGCCTAAACGGAAACCGCCAGCAGAGTGTGAGCTCTACCGGCGGAACAACAAACAGTAACCACGAAAAGGATACACCAATGCCTGAAGAAACGCAACCGGGGCTTCGCATCGCCTCGGTCCAGATCGAGAACGTGAAATCGGTGAAAGCCTTTCACATGGAACCAACGCCCCTGGGGCTGACCATCGTAGGGGGAAAGAACGGGCAGGGGAAAACCTCAGTACTGGACGCAATCGCGTGGGTACTGGGTGGCGCAAAAAAAGCACCTTCGAAGGCCCAACGCAACGGGGCGATGTCGGACCCGTCTATCTCGCTGACCCTGAGCAATGGCATTCGGGTGGAGCGCAAGGGAAAGAACAGCACCCTCACCGTCATCGACCCCGACGGCAAGCGCAGCGGTCAGGCCCTGCTTGATGCCTTCGTATCGGAGTTCGCCCTGGACCTGCCGAAGTTCATGGACGCATCGAACAAAGAGAAGGCGTCGATCCTTCTGCGCATCCTCGGGGTCAGCGACCAACTCACGGCCTTCGACCAGGTGGAGGCCCGGCTTTATGCGGAGCGGCATAGCATCGGACAGATCGCCACGGCAAAGGCAAAGCACGCAGAAGAGCTTCCCGAGTTCCCCGACGTACCCGACGCGCCGCTGAGCATTTCGGAACTGATCATGCAGCAGCAGGCCACGCTCGCCCGCAACGGTGAAAACCAGCGCAAGCGCGAAGCCCTTGAACACTTCACGATGAAAATGGACGCGACCGCCAGGCGGGTGGAGCTTGCCAAGCAGGAACTTGCCACGGCCCAGGAAGAGTGGGCCAAGGCCATGCGCGAGCATGAGACTGCCAGCAAATCCGCCACGGACCTGAACGACGAAAGCACGGCGGAACTGGAACAGCAGATCGCCACGTTCGAAATGCTGAACGCGCAGATCGCAGCCAACGCGCAGAAGCAGGCGGCCCAAGATGAGGCGACCCAGTACCAGGCGCAATACGCCACGGCGGACCTTGAGATCGCCAAGCTGCGCAATGAGCGCATGGCCCTGCTGAACGACTCGCCTCTGCCCCTTCCTGGGCTTACCGTTGAAGATGGTGAACTCATTTACAACAGCCAGAAGTGGGACTGCATGAGTTCGTCGGAGCAGCTTCGGGTGGCAGTGGCCATCGTGCGCAAACTGAAGCCGGAATGCTGCTTTGTGCTGATGGACAAGTTAGAGCAGATGGACCTCGACACCCTGGCCGAGTTCGGGGCGTGGCTGACCACGGAGGGCTTGCAGGTTATCGCCACCCGCGTGAGCACGGGGGATGAATGCTCGATCATCATCGAGGACGGCCTTCCCGCGGGCAAGTCGTACGCGGATGTCATTACCGGAATTGAACTGCGGCCCAACGTCGCTATGGAATGGTAGGAGAAGAAGCACTATGCAGATCATCAAAGGAAAACAACCGAAGCCGGTGAAGTGCCTGATCTACGGCCCCGAGGGCGTCGGAAAGTCGAGCCTGGCGAAGGACTTCCCCAAGCCCCTGTTCATCGACGTTGAAGGCGGCACCTCGCGGCTCGACGTGGCACGCACCCCGAGGCCCACGAGTTTCGCCCACTTCAAGCAGATGATCGGGGACATCGTTCGTGACCCGATGGACTATCAGACCCTCGTGATCGACACGGCGGATTGGCTGGAGAAGCTGGCCATCAAGCAAGTTTGCGCGCAGAACGGTTTCTCGGGCATGGGTGGAAACAACGACTACGGCAAGAGCTATAACGAGCTCGCGGGCATGTGGTCGGACCTGCTGACACAACTGGAGGCGGACCTGATCGAAACAGGGAAGATGCACGTGGTCTTCCTGGCGCATTCGACCACAAAGAAGTTCGAACTTCCCGAGGAAGAAGGCCAGTTCGACCGCTATCAGTTGGACCTTGAAAAGAAGGTGGCGCCGCTGCTCAAAGCGTGGTGTGACCTCATGATCTTCGTGAATTACCGGACCATCGTGGTGGTTGACGAAAAGATGAAGACGGCCAAGGGCCAGGGCGGCACGCGGCGAATGATGTTCGCGGAGCACACGGCGGCCTTCGACGCCAAGAACCGGGACGGCCTTCCTCGGGAGATGGACCTCGGCTTTGCCCCGATTGCCCACTGCTTCACCGGTCTATCTGCGAAAGTCCCAAACGCACCTATGGCGGCGGCCATCCCTGCCGCTGCCCCTATTGCCGCGATGGAGCCGATGAAGCCCACGGAAGCAGGCCCCGTCCTTCAGCCTCAGCACGTGGCATTGCAGCAGCTACTCGCGGGGGCTGGGGTGACGTATGAGCAGCTTAACGCGGTGCTCGCGTCCCGTGGCAAGTACCCCGAGAACACGCCCCTGGGCAACATCGATCCAGTATTCATCGATGGTTATATCAATCCGCACTGGACGAAAGTTTTGGAAATGATCAACAGCGCGGCAGCCGCAGCGTAGAAAGACCTTCGAACGATGAGCACTGAAATGGGAACAGCAATTGGGTGGGATGAAGAACGGATCGAAAACCCGAATGAGGGCGGCGATTTCGTCACACTGCCACCAGGCAAATACAACTTCACCGTTGACAAGTTCGAGCGGGGTAGGTTCGAAGGCTCGGCAAAAATGTGCGCGTGCCCCAAGGCCGTCCTCACCCTGGGTATCGAAGGCGGGGAACTGGGCACGGTTTCGCACAAGCATAACCTCTACCTCAACAAGAAGTGTGAGGGGATGCTCTGTCAGTTCTTCGTGTCGGTGGGACTGCGCAAGCACGGCGATCCCCTGGTGCTGGCCTGGAACCAGTTGGTGGGACGTGCGGGCACTCTCGAATTGGGCAACCGCACGCACAACGAGAAGGTTTACAACGACGTGAAGAAGTTTCTCGATCCCCCTGAACAGTCCGAAGCCCCGGCCCAGGAAACGGAAGAAATTCCGTTCTGATGCCTTTCGACTGGATCCAATCCGTGACGGCAGACCAACTGCCGGACGCCCCTTTCCGAGTCAATCACTACACAACGGTGGTTGACTCGGGTAAGTGGCTGGCGAAGATCCAGGAAGAAGCACGGGATGGACTGGACCACCCACGGGCAAAGCGCGGCGCACTGCAACGAGAGATCGAACGGATCCAAGACCTGACAGAAGGAAAGAACGCATGGTGACATTTTCAGTTAGACCTTACCAGACGGAGGCCAAGACCGCCGTGCTGGATGAATGGAGGGGAGGCCGACAGCGCACGCTTTTGGTTCTTCCCACGGGCACGGGCAAGACTATTGTGTTTTGCCAGTTGATAGAAGAACTGGTGCGGGCCGGGAAGCGCGTGCTTATCATGGCGCACCGTGGTGAACTGCTGGACCAGGCCGCCGACAAGCTGAGCAAGAGCACGGGCCTGGGCTGCGCGGTAGAGAAAGCCGACAGCACTTGCCTGGGTGAGTTCTACCGTGTGGTTGTGGGCTCGGTCCAGACCCTCATGCGGGAAAAGCGGCTGGCACAATTCCCGCCGAACTACTTCGACGCCATCATCGTGGACGAAGCACACCATTGCCTGAGCGACAGTTATCAACGGGTGCTTGCTCACTTCGCGGAGGCTGATGTGCTCGGGGTGACCGCCACTCCAGACAGAGGCGACATGAAGAACCTGGGCCAATACTTTGACTCGCTGGCCTACGAGTACTCATTACCCCGCGCCATCCGTGACGGGTATCTGTGCCCCATCAAGGCGATGACCATCCCGCTGAAGATCGACCTTCGCGGGGTGGCTCAGCAGTCTGGCGACTTCGCGGCGGCTGGCCTGGGCTCGGCGCTGGACCCGTACCTGGAACAGATCGCCGATCAGATGGCGACCCACTGTGCCGGGCGGAAGACGGTGGTGTTCCTACCCCTGATCGCGACCTCACAGAAATTCTGCGACCTGCTGAAGGCGCGGGGCTTCCGGGCGGCTGAGGTCAACGGTGAGAGCCAGAACCGGGCGGCCATCCTCAAAGCGTTCGACGCATGGGAAGACGGGGTGCTGTGCAATTCCATGCTGCTCACGGAAGGCTGGGATTGCCCAAGCGTTGACTGCGTGGTTCCCCTTCGTCCGACCAAGATCCGCAGCCTCTTCTGCCAGATGATCGGACGCGGCACCCGGCTGTTCCCAGGCAAGACCGAACTGCTTTTGCTGGACTTCCTATGGAACACGGACCGGCTGGACCTGTGCCGTCCGGCGTGCCTCATTGCGGGATCTGAAGACGTGGCCAAGCAGATGACGGAAACGATCAACGAGGCCGGTGCAGCGGTTGACTTGATCGAAGCCGAGGAGAAGGCCGAAGGCGACTGCGTGGCGCAACGCGAGGAAGCGCTTGCGAAGAAGCTGGCCGAAATGCGGAACCGCAAGCAGAAACTTGTGGACCCGCTTCAGTACGAAATGAGCATCGCGGCGGAAGACCTTTCCGGCTACGTGCCCAGCTTTGGGTGGGAAATGGCGCCGGTGTCGGAGCCACAAAAGGAGGCATTGGAAAAGGCCGGGCTATTTCCTGACGCGGTGGAGTGCGCTGGGAAAGCGGCACTGCTGCTGGATCGGCTCAGCAAGCGGCGGGCGGAAGGCTACACAACCCCGAGACAGATCCGCTTCTTGGAGGGGAAGAAGTTCAAGAACGTGGGAGAGTGGGAGTTCGACTACGCCAGCAAGATGATCACCCGCATTCAGGCAAACGGGTGGATCGTGCCGAAAGGCATGAACCCCGAAACGCACACCCCGGCACCGGCGCAGAGGGAGCTTGCGATATGAAGATCACAACCATAGAGCACCTCGTGGAGCGCATCGCCCACGCGAACAAGGTTCACGGCCTATTCGCTTCGAAGCAGCACGCCATTGACGCAGCCAGGACCGAGCTCATGGAAGCCGAGATCGCGGCAAAGTACCACACGATCAGAGACTTCCGCGCCGAACTGCTGGACACCGCTGTGGTCTGCATCCGCGCCGCTGAGCAAATGGGGGTGGAATGACTGACCTGCACGAAATACTCACGGCCATCGACCCAGCGCAAACGGACTACACCGAGTGGGTAAACGTCGGCATGGCCATTAAGCACGAAGGCGGCACGGTCACGGACTGGGAGGAATGGTCCGCACGTGACAGCCAGCGATACCACCAAGGCGAGTGCGCGAAGAAGTGGGCTGGGTTCATCGGCTCGGGCGCACCGGTAACGCTCGGCACGCTGGTGGAACTGGCCAAACGGCACGGCTGGCGACCACAGCACAACACCGGACCGAATGAGGCAATGGGCTGGGACGACGTGATCACCAAGCCGTCGGAGGCGCTTCAGTTCATCGATACGACGTGGCTGGAACCGGTGGAACTGGACGCGCCGACCGCTGCCGACTGGAGCCCGGCCAAGGAACTGAGCAGCTATATTTCGGCCCTCTTCGAGGCCCAGGAATACGTGGGCTATGTCACGGACTCATGGATCAATGAGGACGGTAAGCATCTGCCGAAGAAAGGCAGCTTCACCAGGACGGCGGGCGAGTTGCTTCAGGACCTGGCCAAGTACGGCGATGACCTCAGCTATACCGTGGGAAGCTGTGAACCTGAGTGCGGGGCGTGGATCCGGTTCAACCCGCTGGACGGCAAAGGGGTGCGGGACGACAATGTAACCGCATTCCGCTATGCGCTGGTGGAGTCGGACACCCTGGCCGTTGACAAGCAAGCCGCCATTTATGCCGAGCTTGAATTACCCATTGCGGCGCTGGTTCATTCGGGTGGCAAGTCGCTGCACGCCATCGTGCGAATTAACGCCACATCCAAGGAGGAATACCGGGAGCGGGTGAACTTCCTGCACAAGGTCTGCCAGAAGAACGGCCTGGAGATCGACACGCAGAACAAGAACCCGAGCCGCCTGTCTCGGATGCCGGGTGTTCTACGGAATGGCCACAAGCAGTATCTGGTGGCTGTCAACCAGGGCAAGGACTCGTGGGAAGCGTGGAAGGAGTTCGTGGAGGAAGCGAACGACAACCTGCCGGACTTCGAGGCGCTGGACAGCATATTCGACAACCTGCCGGACCTGGCCGCGCCCCTGATCGATGGTGTACTGCGCCAGGGCCACAAGGGGCTGCTGACCGGACCGTCGAAGGCGGGAAAGTCTTACATGCTGCTGCAACTCACCCTCGCCATTGCCGAGGGCCGTGAATGGCTGGGCTGGCCGTGTGCCCAAGGCCGGGTGCTCTATGTAAACCTGGAGCTTGACCGGGCCTCATGCCTGCACCGTATTAAAGACCTCTACGACAAGCTGGGGTGGGCACCTTCGAACGTGGCGAACATCGACCTCTGGAACCTGCGGGGCAAGGCGGTACCGATGGACACCTTGGCACCGAAGCTGATACGCCGGGCACACAAGCGAGGATACAAGGCGATCATCATTGACCCCATTTACAAGGTCATAACCGGGGACGAAAACGCGGCTGACAAGATGGCGTTCTTCTGCAACCAGTTCGACCGGGTATGCGCTGAGCTTGGTGCAGCCGTCATTTACTGCCATCACCACAGCAAAGGCGCACAGGGCCAGAAGTCGGCGCGGGATCGTTCTTCTGGCTCGGGGGTATTCGCGCGAGACCCTGACGCCATTCTCGACATCATTGAACTGAACGTAACTGACACCATGCGGAAGGCCGTCACGGACCGGAAGATCGCCGACGAAGTGGCCAACTTCCTGGACGAATACCGGCCCCAGTGGCGCGATGACCTGTCCCAGGATGACGCCGTGATCTCCGACAAGGTGCTCGCCTATGGCCGGGACAAGTTAGGGCCAGCGCTAGAGCAGCACCTTACACCCCTTCGGAAGACGCTGGAGCAGATGACCGGCTGGCGAATGGAAGGCACCTTGCGCGAGTTCGCACCCATGGCCCCGCGCTGCTTCTGGTTCCGGCACCCGTTCCACACCATGGACCAAGCGGACACCCTTGGGGATGCCAAGGCGGAAGGTGAGGAACCGCAGTGGAAGGCCCAGGCCGACGCCGACAAGGAAGCACGCAAGGCACGCCGGGAGCAGGACATCAAGCGGCTGTCGGAGGCGTTCATGGGGCCGCACTTCGAACACGGCTTCGCGGAACTGGCCAACCTCGCGAGCACCATGAACCTGGATGAAAAGCGGGTGAAGGCATTACTGCCAGCCGCCAACCTGATCCAGTGTGTGGACGGCAAGATCCGGCCCAAAGAAGAAGGCGAAGAGTTCAACGAAGCCAACCCAAAGACGAAGGAAAAGAAGCCGTCCAAGGCGGAAGATGACTGGTCTGAGAAGCTCGCCAGGACGCGAAGGGCCATCATGAAAGCAGCCGCGCAGGCACCGGACGGCATTGCCAGGATCGGCACGGTGACCGAAATTCTGGCGCTTCCTGGGAAGAACCCGATCAACACTGTGCGCAATTGGGTCAAGCAATGCGACGAATACCGACGCAATGAAGACGGCACCATAACGCCCGTGGAGGGTGAATAATGCAGTTCTTCCTACCCATGGAACCACCCACGACGACGGCGCAGATGCACAAAGTAACCGTCCGAAATGGCAAGCCGGTGTTCTACGACCCCCCAGCGGTGAAGGAAATGAAGGCCAAACTTGCCGCACACTTGTGCGCACATAAGCCGGAAGAACCCATGCTCGGGCCGCTGCGCCTGGTGTGCCACTGGGTATGGCAGAGCAAAACCGAGTCATACAAACCGACGAAACCCGACACCGACAATATACAGAAGGCACTCAAGGACGTTATGGGTTTGTGTCGGTTTTGGTTGGACGATGCGCAGGTATGCGACGAGCGCTGTATCAAGTCTTACGGCCTGGTGCCGGGTATCTTCATCAAGATCGAGGAACTGTCATGAGGGGATCAACAAACAAACTGATCCCTGTTTTTCAGTTGTCAGTTGATCCCCTCTGGGGGGGATCAGGATCAGTTCACGCTTCCCCCCCACACCCCCATATACATATGTACATGCTGTTGATCCCGATCCCCACCCTGCAAGCACTATCGCGTGATCTGTGTGCGGATGGTAAGTGGGGGTCGTACCTCCCCCACACTTCCCACCACCGGGTCCCCCTCGCAAGCGAGTACCCAGGGCTTCCGTCCGCCACCCTGATCCGCACTGCAAGTGCAAACCGCAAAACCGAAACCAACGAAGGAAAGACGAAAGCATGAACGTCACAGCAACCAAGTTCGAAATACACCCGGTGGCCAACATCTTCCCGGCAATGTCCGATCAGGCGTTCCGTGAACTGGTGGCCGACATCGAGGCCAACGGACAGCGTGAACCGATCTGGCTGGACACCGAAGGCCGAGTGATCGACGGGCGGCATCGGGTGAGGGCTTGCGACTTGCTGGAGCGGGAAGTGCTCACGGAAACCTACGAGGGCGACGATCCCCTGGGCTTCGCGGTATCGCACAACCTGCATCGGAACCACTACAGCGAATCGCAGCGGGCCATGGTAGCCGCCAAGCTGGCGAACATGGGAGAGGGAAGACCATCGCAAGAAACTGCCTCAATTGAAGCAGTTTCCCAGTCACGGGCGGCTGAGCAGTTGAACGTCTCACGCAGCAACGTCCAGCGCGCCACCAAGGTGATCGCCGAAGCTGAGCCCGAAATTACCCAAGCAGTGGAGCAAGGCCGTCTCGCGGTTTCTGCCGCTGTCACTGCCACAGAATTTCCGCCCGAGGTGCAGCGCGAAATTGCAGCAGCCCCGGAGCCAGCGAAGGCCATCAAGGCACACGTGGCCAACAATAGCGGCAACAACGAGTGGTACACCCCCGCTAAGTTCATCGAGGCAGCACGCGAGGCCATGGGGAGCATTGACACCGATCCCGCTTCGTGTGAGTTCGCCAACCGCACGGTAAAGGCCGACACGTTTTACACCTTCGAAAATGACGGACTGGCGCACGCTTGGGCAGGTAATGTCTGGCTCAACCCGCCTTATTGCCAGCCGCTGATCACGCAATTCTGTGAAGCAGTCACGGCAAAGTACTCGGATGGCGAGATCTCGCAGGCCATTGTGTTGGTGAACAACGCAACCGAAACGGCCTTCTTCCAGCGCATGACAGAAGAGGCAACCGCCATATGCTTACCGAAGGGCCGAATTCGTTACATCAACCAGGCTGGCGAGTTGGCCCTTACCCCACTTCAGGGGCAAGCGTTTCTCTACTTCGGGGAAGAGTGGATGCGCTTCAAGGAAGTATTCAGCCAGTTCGGCAAGGTTGTTTTCTGCTAACCCCAACGCATGGAGAAGCTGAGCATGCAAGCACCCACCAAAACCCGGCGGAAGAACTGCCAGCATTGCGGAAACGGCTTCAAGGCGGTGTCGAACCTACAGAAGTACTGCGGGAAGGAATGCGCTTACGGATCAGAACTGAGGAAGATGCGCAACAGAAGCGCTGAGGAACAGCGGAAGAACCTCGCATCGCTGAAGCACGTCACAGCAGCCAAGCCCAAGCCATTGCGCCGAGCCTCTTCCCTGGCGGAGACACCGGACATACCAGCGCAGGGCATTGACCGAGGCGAGCAACTGACCGGGGCTTGCTCTGCGACGGTACAGGCGGACGGACCATGCCGGTAGCATCACCAAAGCCCTGCGCCAAACGTGGATGCCCGAGCCTGGTGCAACGTGGCGCACGCTTCTGCCAGGACCACACACGGGTGCCCAGGCGGACACCACGCCCAGAAGGCGCCATAGTCTACGGCGGCAGATGGCAGGCAGAATCCCGAGCCTTCCTACAGCTACCCGGCAACGCATGGTGCAGGGAATGCGGTGCTATGGCCCGAGAGGTGGACCACATCGAACCGCACAAGAACGACGAGGCTTTGTTCTGGGACCAAGCCAACTGGCAACCACTGTGCAAGCCATGTCACAGCAGTAAGACCGCTCGCGAGGACGGTGGCTTTGGCAATCAGAAACGCGAGAAAAAGGAATGAAAAGAAAATGCGCAAAACTGCTCAAAGCCCCGGAGGGGGGAGGGGGGTTGAAATCCTTCGACCCGAGGCACAGCCGAGCATGCCGTC